TAACTGAAAAACTCTGTTTTAGAAACTTTACTATTCGTTTTTTCGTGTAATTCATCAATTCGTTGATTAATTTCCCGCTGCCCCTGAATCACAAGCATTATCATTTCTTTAGTTGTCATTCCATTATTTTCTAGCATATTTCTAATGTACTTTAAAAACTAGATATTCTGAAATTTTGAGTTTGTTTTTGTTTTCTTGTTCTTCAATGAGGTAAACAACTGATCCATATTTTTTTTTTATCCTATGTAAAACTTTTCCATATCTCCACTTGATCTCTTGTTCTGGAGTAAGAAAATCTGTTCCAGCTTCTACAAATCTTATTTTTTCGTGTTTTTTGAACTCAATCATCATCTAGAAAGTAATGCATTCTCTTTGCAGCTTTCCGATATTCAGATTCCCTTATAGCTTGTTTGAGTAGTTTCTCTTCTTCTTTTCTAAGTTCTTGTGTTACAGAATATAAAATATTTATTAGATCATCATATCCAATATCCCAAACTGATTGAGATGATATAGATGTTTCTGTAAGCATATTGAACAGATCCTTTCTTGTGTACACAATATGCCACCTAGAATCTATATTTTTCATTTTTAGATCAAACTCTACTCCTCCATAATGGTCGCTAAAAAATGGATGAGAAAAAAGAGGATCTATCTCTTGTTTTTGACTAATTCTGTTCCATAAACCAACATCAATGAGGTGTCTTTTGACAATCTCAAATCCTCTATTTATTTCATCAGAATAAGGTGCTGCGCTCATAATCCGGTGCAATAATTGTAAGTTTATACATAAACAATCTATGATTATGTAACTCACATTTCTTTCCCTGTATATCTATTTCACAACCACGCACTTTCTCCCTTTTTACTTCCGATATTCTTTGTGCATAGTCTTTGATAAAGTGTTCTCTAAGAAAAACTGAACTACAAACCCAGCTATCTTGATTCCTTACCAATATGTTTTTTATTGTTTCTTTATCTGTCATTGTTCAACCTCCTACCCAAACAGATTTAATTGTTTATCCATATTCTCAAAATCTACTTCATAATTTTTATTTTCGCCTTTAGGATATTTTAGTATTTCCAATCTAAAACTTTTCATTATATCTTTTTTTTCTTTCTTAGATCCAAGTATGTATATATATCTATATTTACCATCTATGTTCTTTCTTTTTAGATCGTAAAAATCAATAATATCTTGATTTGTTACATCAGATTTACCTAGTTCTTTTTTAAACTGTGATGAATGTTTTTTGTGTCTAAAGTTTTTGAAGTGAAACTCTTTACCATCTGGATAAGTATATTGTGTAGTATTAGAGCTTTTTCCTGTATAAATGAAGTTTGTTGCTTGATAGATGTATCCATGATGGCCTGAATTTGGATCAGCAAAACTTACAATAATCATTGGTTTTGGTAACAATTTGAAAGATTTGGAAACAAAAGTGGATAAAACATTTTTTGGTAAGTTATCTTCTGTTATCAATCTATTAAGTTCATAAACAATAGATTTATACTTTTCTCCTGCAATTGACGCAGCTAGTGTAGCAGATGGGCTCATTCCATAAGTTACAACACCAGAAATATTACCATCCAAATACAGTCCAAAAGCATGAGAAACCTGACACATCCTCTTTGCATAGTGTTTATTTATGATCCAATCTTCATAAACAACTTTAGGAACTTTTTGTACTAATATTTCCATATCAAACCCATTGATCTGCCATAGCTTTTGCAATACCTGAAAATGTCTTAGATCTAATTTTACTTCTCTCATCTTTCGGTAAACTATAAGAATCATAATGAAACCTAGACATTCTTTGACCTCCACTAACTTGAATCCATTCTGGATCTACAATATTTGTAGGTTGTAATAAAGGTAAGTTTTTCAACCACAGACAAGTAGATTTAGAAGTAGCATGTCCATATTCATAAGGTTGTATTATTTGATCTGGCTTTCTTATCTTTGTACTTATTACTCCTATTGGATTTTCAATAGCTATTTTATCAATAGGAGCATCCATTAATAATATTATGAAATCTAATGCTTCTTCTTGTAATTCTCTTCTATTAGGATGTAAAGGATGTGGTCGTCTTTTCTCATAAGGTAAGTGTTTATCTTCTGGATGATAAAACCATCTATTACCACTTACAGTTAAATATGTACATGGAGGAAAAGCTATCATCATATCCCAACCATCATTGATTATATCTAAAACATTACCTTTATAGTGTTCTCCAAAATCACTTTCTGAATCTAGTAAATCACAACTTACTGCATCATGTCCTAGTTTTAAAAACTCATCTCTGACTATCCCGGAATATTCACAGGCAACTAAAACTCTCATCTTTGATACTTTCCCCAACAATGTTTTGATGAGTTCCAATGATGCCATCCATCATTCTTTGACAACCATCTTGCTGCTTTTATATTTGTTATTGGATCATACATATCTAGATCTCTTTTATATATATCTTTTTCTAACCATCTTTCAGTGCGTTCGTTAAATTGGAAGAGGCCCTGATCTTTTGATCCATCAGTATTTATTCCTGTAGCTTTACTGTATCCAGAACTCTCACAAAACATAATTGTAAGTGCAAGAGCAGATTCATTATTGAACAAATCGCTAACTAAAGGTATCCACTCCTGCACCTCCTCTACTATCTCACATTGTTGAACAACTGTTGGAATGTCGTTGGGCTTAGTGATATGGAAGTCCAACAATCCTAACAATGAACAAGATAATAAAAGATCTATCATATCTTATCTTTCTTTATCAACCACCATGAAAGATAATTAACACCTAAAATAATAAACACAACAAAAATTACATCCATTATTCCTCTTCTTCTCTAACAAACATTTCACTCTTTACTTTCCAATTAGGATGTATATATTTTTTATCCTCATTGAACATTTTATATGCTTGAACTGCATCTTTTGCTAAATATGATCTTTCTAATACAAGAATCATTCTATGTTTTTTTGGTTTCATAATGCCCAATCCAATACATACTTTTTATGTTTTCTTGGTGTACCATCTAGATTTAGTTTAGCACGCATCATTCCCTCTCTACAATCACAATCTTCTTTCCAAATATCTAAAAAGAAATCTTTTTGTAATATGTATATCTGTTGTCTTACTCTTGAAACAGATGGATCAAGTGAACATATTTCGCCTTCCATCTCTAATAATGATCTAACTTTTTGTAAATCTGTTACTTCTTTATAAAGTATCAACAATTCCAACCTCCTTATTTTTATATATTATATTCTTTACTCTGCTCTGCTCTACTCTGCTCTGTATCATCACAATTTTGTAACAGTAACATAACAGTAACATCACAGTAACATCACTCATCATTTTTTAATTTCTTAAATATTTTTACATCATCTTCTGTTTTATACATAGATATATGTGAATTATTAGGATTAATAGGTATCCTATATTCATATCCATTTCTATAAATAATCATTTCTAACTCATTCATCTATATCGTGTCCATGTAGATCTTTCATGATTTTTTTATACTTTTTTTGTGATGCTTCTTCTGCTTTTCTTTGTCTATACTCTTTTTGTCTTTTTGCGTTCATCTTTCTGTACTTATCTAATTGTGAATATTTATCTTCCCAATCATGTACAAAATATCCAGACTTTTTTTTATCTATAAATCCAGAATCTACCATTTGTTCTAGAAGATCCACACCATCCCAAACTTCATTTTTAAGAAGTTCAGGATGTGGAATATAGCCCGGTTTCTTACCAAATTCAAAAGAATATGCCCAAAGTTTTACTAAAGCACCAACTGCCTCCATCTGATTTAAACCATTGGATTTAGCGAACTGAATCAACTTAGGATTTCTTAAAAACGATATATCTACTTGTATCCAAGACATCACTCTCCCTTATCATTATCAATTTGTGATAATGTTACAAGTTCTTGAATTTTATTCTTGATACTTTCCATATTATTTATAGATACATCATTTTTAGACACACCCATCTCTCCTAGTGCTTGAGCGGTATATGATCTTGCAGATTCTAGATCATTACCAACCGCAGCCATTGCGAAATCTTTAATATTGTTCATAATATGTTGTTTTGAGTTTGTTACATCCTCAACCTCTAAACCATTATCCTCCATATCTTTCACAATGTTTTTATCTTTGTTTGGATACCCCTCATACTTGAATTTAACCGAATCCTGCGGCTTATTTGAGGTTTTAGGCGGCTTTTCAGGAGTTTTATCCTTACTTGGTACAAATCCCTCCATTTCTTCATATAAAGGTTTTTCAGAGAATAAAACTCTTAAACACCTCCCTCTTGCAACCGATTCTGCTTTTTCTAGTTTCTTTTCTTTTGTTATGTTTTCTGCACCATATCCGGTACATTTCACAACATCTTCTTCTCCAAGATAAAGACTTGCTTTGAAGATAACCTTATCTCCAACCATTGTTTCCAACTCTGTAATAAGTCTTGATTCTGGATATTCCTCATTTAATCTTTTTATTAGATCATCTACCTTTACATAATCTTCTAAAAAATTTCCCATTACTTCCTCCTTTTACCTATGAATTGAAGATCCTTAGATCCATCCCAACTCATATTATTTTCCGCATAATACTCTGCGATTTGAAAACCATGATTAGTTTCTATCTCATAGATTTTCTTACCCCAAATATTACTTTTATAACTAAATTTATAGATCCAAGTATGTTTGTTTGTATATCTTGGACTATATGGACAATCTCTGTAAACCATTAGAACATATTGTCTTTGGTAAGAGTTTCTCCTCTTTGTAACCTACTGATCCAATCTGTTCTATCTAATCTCTTCTCTGATACCCATAAGGATATATAACAAAGAGTTAGTATGAACGATATAAATCCATAGATGACAAAGAATAAATAGATCCATTCTTGAATCATCATTGTTCAACCTCCTTTTATATTTTATGTTGTAAAAATTTACTTTGTAACTTTGTAATACTTTTTGATACTTTGAATGTAAACTCTAGGAGATTTACCTCTCCATTTTTATATTCTTCACACCAATAATGAATGTCATCAACTAACTCCATATCGTTTTTTTCCATATCAACCTCCATATCTTATTCTTTTTTTAGACATTCTAGCGATAGTTTCTGAAATGATTTTTTTATCTTTCCTGATTTTTCCACAAGTAAGGCAATAAATTTTAACATAATAAAATTTACCAAAATCATCATAACTATATTCAATATCAGATTTAAAAAGTAAAGAGTTACACTCTCTACAAGATAATTCAAACATTTTATCAACCTCCATAATTAGATTATATACACAAAAATAAAAATTTGTCATCAGTTTTGTAAAAAATTGTCAATTATCTAATGTACACTTGTTTAGACAAAAGTACAGGAAAACTCCCTTATTTATACGATATGAGTTATCAACCTCCTTGTACTTAAAATAAAAGAGGAGATCTACGAAGATCTCCTCTTTTTTTATATGAGAATCCCAAAAGTTTTAAGCTATTGCTAGTCTAAAATCCTTTAAGTTCTTGATCTAAGTCTAACAACTTTTCATCATTTTTCTCTTCTAAGTATTCAATCAAATCAGATAATTCATAATAGAATATCTTTAAAAGATTACGAATATCTAACTTAAATTGTACCCAAGTTTTACTCAAACATCCTCAAAGGTTTGCTTTGGTTTATATTGTTCTAGCCCATTTTGAAGAACGCTAAGGGCACTTGTCAAAAATGCAACGCCCACTAATTCCATAACTTGCGCGTCTATGATTCCTGTGGAATTAGCAAGATACAAACTTATAGCAGATTGTAAACCTGTTCTAAACGCTTTATTCAAAACGAACAACCAATATTGTTTATTTTTCATATTTCTCCTTAATCTACTTGTAGTCCTTTTAAGATCCAAGCTTTTCTAAGAGCTGTTAATTCTTTTTTGATCTGTTGAAGTTCTTCCAATACATTATCTTTTGATTTTGGTTTAGATACTGTTTTTTGTTGATCTATCTTTCCATCGTAATCAATATATTTGATCGTAACTTCTTCTCCTGATTCTACAACAGGAGCAACTATCTTATACACCTCTGT